TTGACAAATGCAGTATTAACAGAAGTGCTTATTCCCGGTGAAGAAATAGAAAGTGACCAAAGTTTAAGACAAAGATATTATGATAGTCTTTTTGGTATTGCTTTTGGAGGAAATATTGCAGATTACAAACAGAAAGTGTTGCAAATGCAAGGCGTTGGAGCAGTGAAGGTATATCCTACTTGGCAAGGCGGCGGTACAGTAAAACTAGTCATACTCACTTCGGAATATAAAACGCCTAGTCAAGAATTGATTACTATGGTGCAAACCGCTATTGACCCTACACAAAATCAAGGGCAGGGACTGGGATTGGCACCCATTGGGCACGTAGTAACAGTAGTAGGGGCACAACAAACAACAGTAGATGTTACAGCTCGCATCACTTATCAGAATGGTTACTATTTCGATAGAATACAGTCCGCATTAGAGCAAACAATAGAGGACTATTTTAATGAACTCAATCAAAGCTGGGGAAATGAAAAAAATTTAGTGGTAAGAATATCAAGAATAGAAAGCCGTATATTGGATTTAGAGGGCGTATTAGATGTAAGTGATACAGAATTAAATGGACTACAAAGAAATATAGAAATTGATGCAGATAACATAGTAGTGAGGGGGCAGGTGAATGACAAGAGAAATTGAATTGTGTAGCTATTTGCCCGAAGTGATAAGAAATGTAAGAGAATATCAAGTGTTGTGTAATGTACAAACTCCCCAAGTCAATGCTATGTGGAAGGCTTTGGAAGTGGTATTTGACAATGGATTTTTAGAAAGTTTAACGGAATATGGTTGTAAACGTTGGGAGAACATATTGCAATTAAATGCTTCTGATACAGATACATTAGAAACAAGAAGAAAAAATATATGGATACGATTAAATGAAAATTTGCCTTATACTTTTAGAAGGCTTGTAATGCTTATGGATAGTATATGCGGTAAAAATGGCTACACTATGACATTGTATCACAATGACTATTTTTTAGATGTTTCCATACAGCTTACAGAGCAAAATTTAGAAAGTCATATTGTAAAGCAAGTTATGGAAGTGTTTGAGAGGGTATTGCCGGCAAATATAGAGTATATCAAAAAATTTCGCTATGATGCAGAGCATACCAGTGTAAAAGTGGGTGCTACTACTGTAATAGCACAAGTTGTTGATGTACTGCCGCTTATGCCCTCAAACTATCAAAATGAAGCGGAATTGTATACAGATGGTGTGTTGTGTGTGGGATTGAGTGCAGAAATAAAGGAGGGATAGTATGGCAGAACAAAAATATTATACCATTGTGACAGATTTGGGTACGGAATTGATGGCAAAAGCGGCTCAAAAAGGACAAAAAGTAAATGTAGTAAGTATTGCGGCTGGTGACGGTGACGGCGTTTTTTATACGCCCACAAGCGATATGACCGCATTAAAAAGGGAAATATGGCGAGGGGAAATACAGAATTACGAAATAGATAGTATTTCACGAAATGTTATGAAAATCAGTGGTGTTATTCCTAAAGAGGTAGGGCATTTTGTGCTGAGAGAAATGGCATTGTTTGACGATAATAATAATATGATAGCAGTGTGTAATGCTCCCGATTTGCTTAAGGCGGTACTGGAGGAGGGGGCACTCACAGAAGCGGTTGTGTATATGAGAATAGCTGTTACAAATACCGATGTCGTCAATATTGTGGTAAATAGTAGTGCCATTTATGCTACTGTACAGGATTTGGACGCCCACAAAAATGATGATAATGCCCATAAAAAGCTTTTTGATGAAAAGGTGGATAAAACGGAATTTATTGCAGAATTGGATAAAAAGGTAAATGAAACGGATTTTACTACAGAATTGAATAATAAAGTAGATAAAAATAAATTTACAACAGAATTGAGTAAAAAAGTAGATAAAACCGATTTTACAGGGGAAAATATAGGGGAATTGTTAGAAGCAGCTGGTTGGCAAAGTGGCGGTGATATGACAGACGAATTAGATTTAAAAGCAAATAAAAATCTGGATAACGTTGAAAAATCAAGTTTAGACGATAAAGTAACAATAAATAAAAATGTAGCTTTAGGAAGTGGTGCTTTAAATAATATTACAGCGGTAAAATATAATGTAGCAATTGGAGAAAATGCTTTAAATGCTATACAAACAGGAGGATATAATGTTGCATTAGGATATGCAGCTTTAGGATTATGCGAAAATGGTGAAGCTAATATAGCAATTGGAGATGAGGCAGCGGTAAAATTAAAACAAGGTAGTCAAAATATAGCAATTGGTTCATATGTTTTGAAAAAAGCAACAACGTGTAATTACAATACAGCAATTGGTACAAGTACAATGTTAAATAATGAAACAGGGCAACATAATACAGCAATTGGTGTACAAGCGTTATTAGCTTTAAAAACAGGAAATAACAATACAGCAATAGGTAATATGGCTTTAACAACAATTCAAGAGGGTGATTATAATACAGCAATAGGCTATCAGGCTTTAACAGCATTAGGAGCAAATATAAGTTGTTCTAACTGTACCGGTTTAGGTGCGAATGCTACCGTCACCGGTTCTAACCAAGTACAACTGGGAAATACAAATGTCACCGTATACGCTCAAACCGCTGTACAAACTCGTTCCGATGCACGTGACAAAGTGGAAATACAAGACACTGTATTAGGTTTAGACTTTATCAAAAAGCTGACCCCTAGACAATTCAAAATGAATAGTAGGGAACTTTATTTTGAGCAAGATAAACAAAGAGATTTTACAGCAAAAAATGATGGCAGCAAAGCAGGAAAACGCTTTCATCAAGGATTTGTAGCACAAGAAGTCAAACAGGTGATAGACGAAATAGGTGTTGATTTTGCAGGCTATCAAGACCACAAAATAAACGGTGGGGAAGATGTACTTTCATTGGGCTATACAGAATTTATTGCCCCTATTGTAAAGGCAATACAGCAACAACAGCATATCATAGAACAATTACAGCAAAGAGTAGCAATATTGGAACAAAATGGAGGTGTGAAATGATGTCGACAAAAAAATACTTTGCAATATTGACAGATGTAGGACAGTCCAAAATCGCACAAGCGGTGGCTGGTGGGCAAAAGCTGAATGTTACCACATTTTTAGTAGGTGATGGTAATGGGGAATATTATGTGCCCACAAGTGATATGACCGCAATCAAAAATGAAGTGTGGAGGGGTACGATTTCTAAAGCCGATGTTGTACAGGACGCTCAAAAAATATTGAGAATTACTACAGTAATTCCCGCAGAAGTGAGTGGCTTTATTGTAAGAGAAATAGCTTTGCTTGATGAAACAGGAGAACTTGTTGCAATAGGGAATACTCCCGATTTGCCTAAAGTGCGATTAGAGGACGGTGCTTCTACAGAACTCAAATTAACGATGCGATTAGCTGTTAAAAATACAGAAGCACTTTCATTTACTATAGACCCTCATACTGTTATTATGACAAAAGATATGCTTGATACCCATAATGTGGATAGTAATGCCCATAGTGAATTGTTTGAGGGGAAGGCGGATAAAGAACACCAACATAGTACAGATGATATTACAAGTGGTACATTGCCTATTGCTAGAGGTGGAACAGGAAATACTACAGGAAATGCTGCTACTGCTACAAAACTGCAAACCGCTAGAACAATAGACGGTATGCCGTTTGATGGAAGTAAAAATATTGTGCATTTTGGAGTATGTAATACAGCAGCAGCAACTGCAGCAAAAACAGTTGCACTTACAGGTTTTACGTTGACAGAAGGGGCAAGAGTAGCTGTTTTCTTTACAAATACTAATACAGCTAATAACCTTACATTAAATGTAAATAGTACAGGTGCAAAAGCAATTTCTTGTATAAAAGGTTATTATGCTCCTATTGGTCAATGGGAAGCTAATCAAATAGTAGAGTTTGTATATTATAACAATCATTGGATAATGATAACAGCAAATGCACGCCGATTATATGCAGCTAGAACAATTCGAACCAATTTAGCAAGTACAAGTACGGCAAGTTTTGACGGTACAGCAAATATAACACCTGGTGTAACTGGTACATTGCCTATAACAAACGGTGGTACAGGTGCAACAACAGCAAGTACAGCATTAAGTAATTTAGGTGGATTTGCTAAAACTGGTGGCACGATAAGCGGTGCAACTACCATTCAAGGAAATTTGACATTGAAAACAGCTAGTAGCAATTATGGTTGCAAAATCAATTTTGGCGATGGTGATTATGTTCATATTAGTGAACCTACAGATGATAATATGGAGATTAAAGCTAAAAATGTGAATTTTGTTGTAAGTGGAAATATTACTAAAAATGGTGGAGAATTTGGAAGTGTAACAAAAGCTCAAATTGATACTGCTCTATCATTAAATAGAGATGGCACAATAGCTATTGGTTATCAGGCACTAAATGCAATAAGTACTAGTACAAACGATATCGGTAATATAGCTATAGGTAAAAATGCTATGGGAGTCTCTAATAATTGTTCTCACAATATATGTTTAGGTGCTGATGCTGGTTATAACATAAGAGGATATACAAATTCCAATGCTGGATATGGTAATATAGCTATAGGTGTTAGTGCCCTAAGGCTAAGCACTACAGGAAGTTACAATGTATCTGTAGGAGCAAATGCATTACAATATACAGATTATTCAGAATGTGTTGGTTTAGGGCATGGTGCAGCTGTTACGGGTTCTAATCAAATGCAATTAGGAAACTCTTCCATCACAGTTTATGCTCAAAAAGCGTTAGTAACTCGTTCCGATGCACGTGACAAGTTAGATATTGAGGATAGTCCACTTGGCTTAAACTTTATTATGAAGTTACGCCCTGTAAAATATCGCATAAATAGCAGAGAGGCATACTTTGAGGAGGACAAAGAAAGAGATTTTACGGCAACAAACGATGGTAGCAAAGCAGGAAAACGTCCACACTATGGTATGATAGCACAAGAAGTCAAAATTGCTATGGACGAATTGGGTGTTGACTTTGCGGGATATTTAGATAGTAAAGTAGATGGTGGGGAGGACGTACTATCATTAGGATATACAGAATTTATTGCTCCTATGATAAAGGCAATACAGCAACAACAACATATGATAGAACAATTACAAAAAGAGATAGAATTATTGAAGGGCTAAGGCTCTTTTTTTTATTGATACTTTTGTAGACTATTTTGATTTTAGTATGGGTAGGAAGGAGGGATAGTATGGAGTGGGAAATTGTAACCGTAATGATTGCATTACTAGGGCTGATTGCTACAGTCACAAAGCCTATTATGAATTTGACAAATACCATTACAAAATTAAATGATACTTGTGAGCATTTAGAGTCAAAAATGGAGAAATTTGAAAATCATAATCACGACAGCCACGTTAAAATATGGGCACACAATGACAAACAAGATGAACAACTAGCAGAACACGAGAATAGAATAAGTATATTAGAAGAAAGGAAGGTATAGCTATGAAAAAAATTAACTGGAAGGTAAGGGCAAAAAATCCGTATTTTTGGTTTGGATTGGTGGCGATAGTGTTGGCGGCGGTTGGTGCAAAACCAGAAATGTTTACCAGTTGGGAAATACTAGCGGAACAAGTGAAAAACCTTTTGAGTAATCCTTTTGCATTAGGTTGTGTTGTTGTGGCAGTTGTGGGCTATGTTAATGACCCTACTACACAAGGCATTACAGATAGTAAACAGGCATTGACTTACCAGAAACCTAAAAAAGATTAAAAAATAGAGAAAACAGGAGGAAAATATATTATGAAAAAAATAGCAATGATATCACAAACAATGGGCGGCAAAACAGAGCAAGAAATTTTACAAACAAGAGAAAGGGCAGTAGCAGCTTTAACAGAAAAAGGCTATGAAGTGTTAAATACCTATTTTGATGATAATGAACAAGATTTAAAAGAAAAAGGTTTTGAAAATGTTCCTTTGTATCATCTTGCAAAATCTCTAAAATATATGTCAACCTGCCAAGCAGTTTATTTTTGTAGAGGTTGGGAAAAGGCAAGAGGATGTAGGATTGAGCATGAAACAGCTAGGGCTTATGGTTTAGACATCATTTATGAATGAAAGGTGATTACATGGAAATAAAAGAGATAGTAGCACATCAAAGTAACTATAATAAAGGTAGAAAATCATCTATACAGTACATTGTAGTGCATTACACAGCGAATAATGGTGACAAGGCAGAAGGTAATGGTAATTATTTTGCTCAACCAAATAGAAATGCTTCTGCTCATTATTTTGTAGATGAAAGCAATGTAGTACAAAGTGTGAAAGATACGGATACCGCTTGGCATTGTGGAGCGAAAAGCTACAAACACCCCAAATGCAGAAATGATAATAGCATAGGTGTGGAGATGTGTAGTGAAAAAGATGAGAAAGGGCAATACTACATAAATGAACAAACGCAAAATACAGCGATTAAACTCATAAAGGTTCTTATGGAAAAGTACAACATACCAATAGAAAATGTGCTTAGGCATTATGATGTCACAGGAAAAATGTGTCCAGAACCTTTTGTCAGAAATCAAATGCAATGGTTAGATTTTAAAAGTAAGTTGAGTGAAGAAAAGAAAGAAGGAAATGAAATGCTTTACAATAAAATAGAGGATGTGCCAAAATGGGCGAAACCCACAATGCAAAAGTTTATAGATAGAGGTGCATTAAAAGGAAATGAAAAAGGAGAATTGATGTTAACAGATGTTATGTTAAGAATATTTGTTGCAAACGACAGAATGGGAGTATATGACAGATGAGGGCGAAAAGCCCTCTTTTTTTATGTTAGGAGGTTTGTTGTTATGGATAGTTTTATTACTTGGATTGGCGGTAAAAAGCTACTTCGAAAAGAAATTGTAAAAAGATTTCCACAATATATTAGCAGATATGTAGAAGTGTTTGGCGGTGCTGCTTGGGTACTGTTTTATAAAGAAAAGTATGCGGAACAAGAAGTATATAATGATATAAATAGTGATTTAATAAATCTATTTCAATGTATCAAAAAATATCCTAAAGAAGTATTACAAGAATTGAAATTCATGCTCAATGCAAGGGAGACTTTTAACAAATTTAAACAAGACTATAACAAAAAAGAACTTACGGACATTCAAAGGGCAGCAATGTTTTATTATATGATTAGAACTTCTTACGGTGCAAAATTAGAACACTATAGTGCAAATTATAGAAGTCCTTATTTGCTTTTGCAAAATGCAGAAAAAATTGCAAAAAGGTTATCAAAGGTAGTAATAGAAAATAAAAGTTTTACGGATATACTAACACGATATGATAAAGAAGGTACGCTATTTTATTGTGACCCTCCATACTATAAAGCGGAAAAAGTATATCATATGGGAGATTATGTTTTTGATAAAGAGCAGCATATACTTTTGAGAGATAGTCTTAAAAGCATAAAAGGGCATTTTGTACTTAGTTATAATGATGATGAATTTATAAAAAATTTGTATGAAGGATTTGATATACAAGAGGTAGAAAGAAGTAGCAACTTATCTCTTAGTAATGGTAGAAAAGGAATGTATAAAGAATTGATTATAACAAATTTTTAG